CCCAGTAGCCGCCGACCCAGTAGCCGCCGACCCAGTAGCAACCGATCCCGTAGATACAACGCTGGCAGATACGACATCTGCCGAAACCACCACGGGAGCTGCGGCGCCGGTAGGAACTTTTCAAACCGATCCTGTTTACTTGCCCCCTGCAGAGGTAGCCCCTGTGGTTGCTGGGCCATCTGCAGCAGAAATATTAGCCGCAGAGCAGGCGGCAGCAGACTTACTTGCAGCACAAGAGGCCGAACAAATCCGGATTGCAGAAGAAGAGGCTGTACGCGTCGCTGCAGAACAAGAAGCCATTCGTATTGCAAACGAGCAGGCGGCAGCGGACCTACTAGCGCAGCAAGAAGCGGCTCGCATTGCTCAAGAACAAGCCGCCGCCGAAGAAGCTCAAAGGCTTGCATCCGAGTTGCTTGCTGCCCAAGAAGCAGAAAAGGCCTTGATAGCAGAGCAGTTGGCTGCTGAACAATTAGCGGCAGAACAGCTTGCAGCACAACAAGCTGCACAGTTAGCCGCAGATCAAGAAGCCGCCGCCCAGCTTCAAGCAGCGGAGCAGTTGGCTGCCCAGCAAGCAGCGGATCGTGTTGCAATGGAAGCACAGATAGCTGCTACGCCTGATCCCGATCCTATTTACGAGGCACCTACACAAGGTGAGCTTTTGCAGGCCGCAGAAACCGCACAAGCAGCTGAAGCCCCGTTGTTTACTACACCGACAGAAACAGACACGGCAATCGACCGAGGTGCATATGGTCGACCGACCGGTCTAGGTCTTGCCGGTATTCAAACATTACTCAATCAAGTGGATCTCGATGTGGCGGACACCATATCGCCATACACCACCGGATTCCCGACAACCCAAGGTATGGACATTCAGCGCACGTACATGCCGTTTGAGGGTACAGAAGAAGAGCGTGCAACAGGCTACACGATGCCTGTGTACAAACCCGTAGCTCAACAGGCGGTACCGTCGTTGTTCGACACGACTGATTATTCTGACATGGATACCGATGCGTTTACCGCAGGGTCAGCGGCACCGGGCCCTGAATCGGGCATCATTAATACGGGCACCCAAAGCACCGCTCCCGGCGCGTATGGACTTGAACCCACGCAAATCTATCGATGCGGTAACGGTTACACATTGCAGTTTGTAAATGGTAAACCCGTTTGTGTACGAACCGGTGGCGGTGGTCCGGGCAAGCCGCCTCGTAAAGATCCCGAAATTGTTGACATAGCGAATCCGGGTGGTATGCGCTACGGGGGTGATGTAGGCTTGAATCGAGGCATTGGTAGCTTTGGAGCTTAGATATGGCAAATGGTGACACACCTCCTGTTTCTTTGATGGATCGTCAAGGCATGGATCTTGACCTAGACGACGTGCAGGCGGTGGAAGTCGAGGCTTTGCCCGGCGACATAGCGACACGTGTAGAGATAGAAGGCGTCGAAATCGTTCAAGAAGACGATGGCGGCGCTACTTTGGACTTTGACCCGTTCCGTAATCGCGATCGAGAAGACGACTTTTACGACAATTTGGCAGAGTTTCTACCGGATTCGGTGCTTTCCCAAGTTTCAAACGAACTGATGGACCAATACAGCGCCAACCGTGCGTCGCGGCAGGAGTGGGAGGACGCGTACTCCAAGGGCCTTGAGCTTTTGGGTTTCAACTACGAAGAGCGTACAGAGCCCTTTCGGGGCGCTACTGGCGTAACACACCCACTTTTGGCAGAAGCAGCGGTTCAGTTTCAAGCGCAGGCGTTCAACGAGCTATTGCCAGCGAGCGGCCCAGTACGAACCACGGTCCTCGGCTCACAGAGCACGGACAAAATGGACCAAGCCAAGCGTGTTCAAGACTTTATGAACTACTACATCACCAATGTGATGGAGGAATACACGCCTGAGTTTGACCAAATGCTGTTTTATTTGCCCTTGGCAGGCTCAACATTTAAAAAAGTGTACTTTGACGACGCTTTGGGGCGGCCTGTTTGTAAATTTATACCGGCAGAGCATCTTGTCGTGCCGTATGAGAGCAACGATCTGGAGACTTGCCCGAACATAACGCACATCGTGCGTATGTCATTGAACGATTTGCGCAAACAACAGGTAAGTGGCTTCTATCGAGACATCAAAGTGCTGCCTTCGCAGCCTGATTCGACTAGTGTAAGCGACGAAATTGACTACATTGACGGTACTCGGGCTTCTAGCGTCGACTATGACTGCACTTTGTTGGAGTGCCACGTCGATTTAGACCTTGAAGGGTACGAAGACACGGACGAAGACGGTGAAATGACAGGTATCAAGGTGCCTTACATCGTCACGATTAGCGAAGACAACGGCAAAGTGTTGTCAGTGCGCAGAAATTACCGTGAAGACGACCCTTTGACGGCTAAAATCCAGTATTTTGTTCATTACAAGTTCCTACCGGGCTTCGGTTTCTATGGAATGGGCTTGATTCACACGATTGGCGGTCTTTCTAGGACTGCAACGGCAGCTTTACGTCAATTAATCGACGCAGGCACGCTTTCTAACCTGCCTGCAGGCTTCAAAGCACGTGGTTTGAGGATCAGAGACGACGATGACCCTCTACAACCCGGTGAATTCAGAGATGTAGACGCTCCGGGTGGCGTTATACGCGATAGTTTGATGCCTTTGCCCTTCAAAGGACCGGATGGCACGTTATTTCAACTTTTAGGCTTTGTAGTCAGCGCGGCTCAACGATTTGCAACTATTACCGATATGAAGGTAGGTGATGGCAATCAATCGGCAGCGGTTGGCACGACGATTGCTATGATTGAGCAAGGCGGTCGTGTTATGAGCGCCATACATAAGCGCCTACATTACGCCATGAAAGTAGAATTTCGGATTTTGGCGCGTGTTATGAACGAAAGCTTGCCAGATGTGTACCCGTACGCCGTTGCGGGGGCCGATCAGGCGGTGAAATCCAAGGATTTTGATGAACGTGTAGACGTATTACCGGTTTCTGACCCAAATATCTTCTCGCAAAGCCAGAGGATCGCTTTGGCTCAGACTGAACTACAACTTGCTATGCAGGCGCCGCAGATACACAACATGCCGCAGGTATATCGTCGAGTTTACGACGCTATGGGTGTCAGAAATGTAGATCAGATCTTAAATGCTGAAGTGCCCGACGAAGTGCGCCCGAAAGATCCTGCGCAGGAAAACATGGACGCCCTTGAGAACGTGCCTTTAGAGGCTTTTAAGGGTCAAGATCACATGGCGCACATACAGTCCCACTTGTTGTTTGTAACGGGCGGTGTGGCCGCTACGTTGCCGCAGGTGGTGCTTACAATACAGAAGCACATCTTGAACCATATTCAGTTGATGGCAGAAGAGCAGGCAGAGGCTGCGTTTGCTCAACAGAACCCGAATGTGGCCATTGCAGATCCTACGAACAACGCACCGTTCCAAGCGATGGTCGCGCAGTTTGTAGCACAAGGCATGCAACAAGTTGTCGCACTGGGTCAGCAGATACAGCAGGCAGGTCAGCCACAAGAGCAACAAGGACCCGATCCGTTGATTGCGTTGAAAGAGCAAGAACTGCAACTTAAGGCGCAGCAAGAGCAGAACGATGTGGCAGAAGAGCAGGCCAAACTGCAGTTGGAGCGTGAGAAACTTGCTCAACGTGAAGCAAACTTCCAGCAAAGGCTGGCAAGTCAAGAATCTCAGACTCAAGCACGCATTCAAGCGGGTATTGAGCGGGAGCTTTTGAAACAAAGAGGTGACGCATGAGAACAGTCAAAGTAAATGGCGTAACGCCAAAAGAACCGCCTACGCCCGTTGCGAAAGCGGAGATACAGAACCAAGGCAGTATTCCGTACGCAGTTGCAAAGGAAGAAGCTACGCCAAACACAATGACAGCAAAAATTACACGCGGTAAAAAGCGTGGAATGGGTGCTGCTTTGCGTGGCGGGGACTTTACAATCGCATAAAACGCGATAGTATCGGAGTTGCTCGGATAATAAACGACGAGGAAACTCATTGAACGATCTAGATGTCGTACAGTTTGTACAAAAAACATTAAAAGGTCGCAAAGCCCAAATTCAGGAACTCATGTCTGAAGGCGGGATCAAAGATATGGAACATTACAGAGAATGCATGGGTGANATCAGNGCGTGCGATTACGTTTTGGTTGAGCTCTCTGAAATGCTTGAAAAACAGGAACAAAGAGATGCCTGATACGAATGAAGCACTGGATGTGTCCGGTTGCTACGTCGCAGATGAAAACCGGGTCTTAGACCCGTCNTTAGTAGACAAAGAGCTTATNGAACGCTTGCCACAGCCAACCGGCTGGCGCATTTTGATTATGCCTTTCCGCCCACCTGAAAAAAGCGACGGCGGTATTTTACTTGCTCCTAAAACTCTAGAAGAGGACGTAATACAGACTCAGGTCGGTTACGTGCTTAAAGCTGGACCGCTTGCTTACAAGGATAAAGAACGCTATCCGACAGGCGAGTGGTGCAAAGAAGGCGATTGGGTAATTTTTGCCCGCTACGCTGGTTCTCGTTTTCGTCTGAACGGCGACAAAAAAGCTGCCTTTGGTAGCGAAGTTCGCATGCTCAATGACGACGAAATATTGGGAACGATTCTAGATCCGAAAGATATTTATCACGGTTAGGGGATAACACATGGCAGAATCAAGACCCGCCCATGAAGCGGATGATGGTCAAATCGACCTAGAATTCACAGAAGACGCGCAAGAAATTATTCTAGATGAGCCGGAAACGGCAGCAGAAAGCACCGCTGAAACCGTCGTAAGCGAAGAAACGACGGAAGACGAGCACGAACAGTACGGTAAGTCTGTTCAAAAACGAATCAATCAGCTTACAAAACGAGCGCGTGAAGCAGAACGAGAGCGCGAAGAAGCGGTTAAATTCGCTCAAGCCGTTCAACAAGAAAACAGCAGTGTCAAACAACGTCTCCATAACTTAGATAAAAGTTACATCGACGAGTATGGCAACCGCGTTTCTTCTGAACAGCAGCGCGCTAAAGACGAATATAAAACGGCGATCGAGACGGGTGACACCGATCGCCAGTTAGCTGCCCAAGAGAAAATGCAGCAATTAGCTGTAGCAGCAGATCGTCACGCACAGGCGAGAGCACAGAGAGAAGCGCAAGCGGCTCAAGTTCAAGCCGAGATCGAACAGCCTGTTTACCAGCCTGCCCCGGTCACACAAAAACCAGACCCACGCGCTGAAGATTGGGCTGAATCAAACCCTTGGTTTGGTGAAGACTCCGCTATGACCTTCGCGGCCTTTGGCATCCACAAAGAATTGATCCAAGAAAAAGGTATGGACGGCACTAGTGACGAATACTATAGTGCTTTGGACTCAAGAATTAGAGAGTCTTTTCCTCATAAGTTTGCGGACCAAGAGGAAGAGATTACGAATACACGTCGGACTACACAAACTGTAGCCGGGGTATCTCGTCCGTCGAAAGGCGGGCGCGGCAAAAAGGTTAGACTCTCCCCTAGCCAAGTAACTATTGCCAAACGATTGGGAGTGCCGCTTGAAGAATA